GTGCGAAAAGCCAGTAACGCTGGCAGCTGTGACACGGCCAAGTCACAGTCAAAAAATCGGTCCGATAGTAAGCATGTCACTAGCGGGAAAGGGCGCAAGCCCACGCCCTCGTCTACTAACGGTAGCGAGTGCGGGAGCCAGATGAGTTCGAAGAGTGCGAAGAACAAAGTCGAGCGAAGTCCTCCAAAGGGGGCAAATAGCGGGGAAGCCGAACCCCGCAGTGAAAGTAAGCCCTTGGCCAAGGCTGCGGCGCCTGATCAGCGCCCTGTGTTCTCACGAAAGCATTCAGTCACCGAGGTGCAGCTATCGAAAATTCGAAGTTGTTTCCCCGGTTACAATTTCAAGTTTGGAGATGGAGCTCCGCATCCGCACCCACTTGGAGCCACTGAACGAGCTATATGTGAGGACATCGCTGTTAATAAGATCAACATGAGGTTTCCTGGGTGTTCAATCACTGATATAGGAGGAAATGCTAATAGGCACGCCAGGAACCAGCGCATGAATATTCATTCGTGCAACCCTTTATACAGTTCAAACGACGTGTTGCGGCGGAGCTTTTATGAAAAAGATGCTAATTACTGTCAGCACAGTTCGATAGACTGTAAGTTCGTACCAGATGTTTATCTGAGCGTACATTCTCTCTACTACCTAACACAAGATCAAATTGTTGAGTTGGTGCACAGATCGCATAAGAGAATGCTGATCGCTGTTGTTCACATATTCGACAATTGCTACGGTACCCTGCATGATAATGGTGACTTCGTCGAATCTACTTATGAAATGATGGTTAACGGTGATTCAATTGACGTCGCGATGCAGGTCAATGGCAATCTAACCCCTTACAAGCACAGCTCGATGACGTGGCTCAAAACTACGTCTATAAGCTGCAGCTCGGGGCGTTCGGTGTGCTGGAATGGGGACAAGTATGGTGATTCGTGGATTTTGACATTCGTTCCAAACCCAATTCGAAACATTCGAGTTGATTCTGTTGTCGAGATGCCACTAACTACCAGCCTGGCAAGGAAGGACCACCATGGGCCTGTGTCTGGCATATTGTCCCTCGGAGATGAGAGCAAATTTAAACCGACATTGCAAGCCCTAAAATTGCAGACTCAGAGCATCCACAGTGTCGGCAGCTGGTTTTATATGACCACGAAAGAAAGCAAGTTAGTGATACTCCCAAAAGGTGTCATCGAGGAGGTGGCCGTGGAAATCGCTTATCGCGAGAGAAATAAAAAGACTTTACAGTTGTGTGTGAGCAAAATGAGAAACTTAGTTAATCAACGCAACATGTCGATACCGGTCGCAATGCGACTGGATTGTGTCATTTATGGATCCGCAATGGCTTTCGTCAGGTGCCTGGAAGAAGAAATTGTATCTTTCAATTCCATATGTTCGCCACGTCACATGAGGTTATATGCTGAAATGTCGCGTGTTCTGAACATGGAAAGGTTTTCCGGTATCAACCTAGCTGATTTGCTATATCGTTTCAACCCATGCAAGCACGTAGGACCTTTGTCCGAAGAGAATGAAACCGTCAACGCGTATAATTCATCGCGAGTCTCCATGCCTGGACCCACTTTTGACGCAGCTAAGGCTTGGCCTGACGGGCTACCCGGTGTTGAGAGTGGGAAGAGGATTCAAGAAATTCGACCAGGAGCGTCGATTTCAGAGACTAGTGCGGAGAAGATAGAAGATAAACCTCAATTCCATGCTGTGTGCACGACTTTCAGTGAGTGCATTCCAGTTGTTCCATATGCCTCGAAAAATAATGAAATTGTGAGTCTAGCAAATCGAGCGCTCAAGGTAGTCCCAGTTGAAGAAGCTGATGAATGGGACAAATTTGAGCAATATTGTGGAGCTGCGATCGACAAGTTTAGGCCAGTAGACCCAGACTTAGTCGAGGAGCACTTCGTGGAATGGAACGAACGATTCCCCGCCCCCAGAAGAAAGCTGCAGGCAGAGGCTTGGGAGTCATTGAAGACCCTCTCGCTGAGCCAGAAAGACATGTTGAGGAAAGAGTTTGTGAAACGTGAGCTCACCCTCAAAAGTCATTCACGCGAGTACACTGATTTCGATCCGAGAGCCATTCAAGGCAACTCAGACCGGCTTAACGTCTGTCACGGACCTTTTATCTACCAGATGACCAAACAGTTTAAAGAACAGTGGCCGTTGATGAAGGAAAATGTGGACGAAGACGGTGTTATAGACGTCAATAGCAGTTTAGGCGATCCGCGTATAACGTATACGGGTGGCCTGACAGCCGAAGAGATTGGCAAATGGAGGAGCCAATTCTCAGATGATGTTGTTTTCATCGAGTGTGATGATAGTCGGTTGGACTGTCACAAACAAAGCCGATCGTCGAAATTGTGGGAAAAGGTCCTCAGGAAATGTGGCGCCGAAAAATACAATCATGGTGAGTTTTTCAAGGCACACATGAGCTTCAGACAGAACAGGGGTTACTCTTCGCATGGCGTGAAATACTCCGTTCCGCACACCATGACTAGTGGTCGTGCCGATACGTCTACGGGCAATTCCTGGGAAACAGGCATGAAGTACGCATACATTCTAGACGGAGCTGGTGTACATGACTGGAGAATGGTCGTGCACGGCGATGACATGTTGTGTGTAGTGCTCCAAAGGTTGAGTCGTGAGCGTCTAGATGGTCTTATCAAAACGATTGAGACAGTTGGGAAGCGTCTTGGCTTTACCATAGAAGCAAACTTAAAACTATCTTGGGCTCAAGTCGAATACTGCTCGGGGCTATTCTGGCCAGTGGATGGCGGGTTTGTCTTGGGTCCGAAAATCGGCAAGCGGCTGCCTAAGATGGGTTTTTCTTTGCGTAAGCTTGGACCGGGGGAGGTGAAGGGTATGTTGTTGGGAGCATCAATCGAGTGTTGTGCTATACCCGTTTTACGGAAGTACGTTAAACACCAATTGAGTTTGATGCGACAAGTCAAGAAGGCTGAGTGGGTGGATCATAGAGCGGTCTACAAGAGCCTAATAAAGGAAAAACACAGTGCGACAGAGGAAACAGCAATGTTTTTCTACGAAAGGTACGGGGTCGAGATGGAAGATTGTGAGGCAGCTTTAATGAAATGCCTCACGAGCAACCTTACAGACTGTGTTAGTTATCCTGAACTTGACATCTTTACAGCGATAGACTTGTAGGCGCTGCGGCGCCTGCGGTTGTACAAAAATATAAAAATTTAATTTTCAATTTCTTTTCAGTTAATGTCATTATGGATTTCACTACCAATTATTGTGGGCCTTATTGGTCTGATGGCAAAATTCAACCTAGCGTGGAAGATGGTGAAAGTGCTCCAGTGTCTGATTTGGACGCTGCCTGCAAGAGACATGATGAAGCCTACGCCAAGGCGAGGACAGAAACGGACTTGGTCGTCGCGGATGAACAATTTTATCAAGAAACGCAAGATCTAGGAATTCGAGGACCTATCTACGGTAGTCTGGTGCTTCACGGTAACCGGATTGCCCGACTGTCAAAACACTTATTCCATCGCGACCCAAAGGCCAAGATGGTCAATTTCGTCCTCCCTATAGTTAAGCCGAGTTGGTTTGATCCGAAGAAGAGGGTACATCCTCTGGAGAATGCTACTAAAGCTCCGGCAGACGCCAAAGGCAAAGTCACACAAGATCCAGAAACCACAACAAACAAAAATGACCGTCCTTCAGCAAGTACTTCTGATATTGGCTACACTGGCGACAGCAATTACAAAACTGCTCTCGCGAAGACGACGATTGATGCGTGGGCCGAAGAGTCTTTTGAACATCCTAGCGCTGGTTTTACTAGCTCAAGAACTGTTTATGGCTCTGTTGATCCTGCTGATCGTATATATGCTTTCCACGAGAACATTAAGCCTTATAAGCCATTGAAGAAGAAACAGGTGAAATTTACACGTGCTCAGGAAATCAAGGCTGCACAGCTATTTTTCCAGCAACATCCTCCGCGAACAAAACATACTAAGAATTGTTCAACATGCCGCGTTCTAATGCAGTCACCAAAGTATCGACAGCTCCTGTTGCTATCGGAAACACCGTCCGTGGCACCCAAGCGCAAGTAAAGCGTGCGGGTGACGGCGTTCGGATTACTGGTAGGGATTTTGGATTTGCACTGAATGGTACTGCTTCGACAATTACCGGATGGGAACTATGCGGAGGCATGCCTATCACACCAGCCGTCTTGCCATCGAGCATTTTGCGCAACTACTGTCAAATGTACGGTTTCTTTCGCGTAAATAGTCTCATTGTGCACTACATCACCAGCTCACCAACATCGCAAGCGGGAGACATTATGTTCTACTATGAGAAAGACAGGAAATCGCCAATGTGTGACTATTCCAACTCATCGTTTCTCCCTTTCGTGCTGTCTGACCCCAATACGGTCATTGGACCTCAATGGACAAACCACTCGCTGATCGTCCGGCCAGTTAAAGACTGGAAGACAACAGCATTTGCACTCAATGCAGACTCAAATGAGGACGCATGTGGCACAGTGTGGTTATTTTCGAAGACTAATACGACAAACTCACCTGGATACATTCTGTTTGATTATGATATTTCGTTTAAGTCTATGTCCGTTAACCCGCGTACAGGCCAGTTGCCTGTTTCTCGAGGTCAAGTAAATGTGATCAGCGTCGGTAAGACTGCAACAGCGGTTGTTTCTGACGGTACTTTCGGTGGACTGGGTATTCAGGGTGTCGGCTTGTCCGGAGTGGCTACTTCTATGCCTACTGGTGCAGCTTCTGGTGACATTTATAAGTTTACAGTCTGCGCTACGGCTTCCACTGCTCTCAACACTTGGACCAACTGCACCCTAAGCACTCTCCTGCACGACGACACGAGCAAAGATGTGATCAGTGTTATCGACGATGGTTTTACCATGTATGGCAGTTGGGCTGACGTCACCGCCGGTGGTGGGGACGTTTCAGATCTGACTCTTTATGCCACACTTGAGAGAGCCATTACTCGAACTCTTCCACTCCGTTATAATGTCACCGCCACTGTCACGTTCACACTCATCTGCAACATCCAACTCGTCTACTCGACGTCCAACGCCTTCCTCCAATCCTCATACTAATGGCCACTACCAAAACCACAAAAACACATAAAACATTCCATACCATAAAAATTATAAGATACTGAAAAACACATAAAAATTTTCTTTCTTTCTTCTTTACGAAAAAGTACAACCTGTCTCTTTACAAATGTGATTCTTTAAAATTTTAGCTCAATGTACATTGCAAACTAGCAAACGTAAGTCCCTAATAGAGCTG